CAGTCAGTTCATTAAGAAACTTGTTGATTGGGCAGACATCATTCGTAAAACATTCTACGATGGTGGTATTGAAGAGATCATCTCTACTCGTCGTCTTGTTCACATCATTCGTGCATTCTCTATCTTTAAAGATAAAGCAAAGGCAATCGAAGTTTGTGTAAATCGTTTCGATGATGAAACAAAGCAGTCATTTATGGAATTGTATGATAAAGTAGATTTAGATGTAGATTTTGATAAGGAGTCTAATGAATCTGTGGGGTAACTACAAGAAAGTTTTACATGATACCTTTGATCTCCAGTTTGCTCATCCTTGGGCAGATTGGGAATCCAAGGGTACCGTGCTTTCTGCAAAAGTATTTAAAAACGACTATATAATTAAGTCAAGAGTTGTGGAGATTTGGAATGAAAAATCTAGCATATACAACAACATTATCTATCCTAAAACAGGCAGTAATCTTCCATGTTTTGGTATGGATCTTATGGGATTTAATGAGAATAGGGTCATTATAGTATTTGATTTTCAACATCCTATAGAAAAATACTTATTCTCTGTTGATGGATTACCAAAGGCAGAAAAAGATTATAGATTTTTTGAAATGGGAAATCATTTTTCAGAAAATATATTTGTTAGATATACTACCTTTGATAAGGTAGATGAACATCTTGAAATGTTTACTAATTACTTGACAAAATATAAAGAGATGGTAGAATTAGAGAAACCGACTGGTGAAGATACCAGTTGCTATAAAGACTTTGATGCATATATGACTAAACTCGATCCAGTAGCAGGTTATCTAACTGGAAAATTTGGTAAGGAAAGAGCAAAGAGTCTTGTTAACGATTTTTTATTTGCATATGGTTAACGCATGGAGCTTAGCATGGGAGGTATTAAACGGAACAATGGATAAAAATTATCCAATCATTAATACAAATGTTGGAGCAGGAAACACCGCTGAAAATGATGGACTTGATTATGAAGTTGATTTATACGATGGTGCCTCTGCTGATTATGATTACCTAGCAGATATAGATGATCAATACGCACATCATTTTATGGATTACGAACCAAAGAGAGCACATTACTACAAATATCATGAAGAAGAAATTCTAAAAGATATTGAGGAGTATGTATCTTCAACATATCAAGGACACTATACAGGAACAAAGCATGAGTTTCGTAAAGTGCAAACTATTGACTTAATGGCAGCAAGAGATATTGCAGCACAATTTTGTCAAGCAAACATATTAAAATATGGAAGTCGTTATGGTAGTAAAAATGGTAGAAATAAAACAGACTTGATGAAAGTCATACATTATGCTATGCTATTACTACACTTTGATGGGCATTATGGCGAACCATCAAAACCATCGAACGACTTTGATCAAATGCCATGAAATTAAGACCAAAAACTATGACAATGAATTTATGTGATAATACAGTAGGTATCCTTAAAAATTTTGCGGGTATCAATAATTCCATTCTTGTAAAAGAAGGAAATCAACTTCGCACAATTTCAATAGCAAAAAATATTCTTGCAGAAGCAGAAATAGATGAAGACTTTCCTCGTCAATTTGGGATATATGATTTGAATCAGTTTTTAAATGGTTTGAGTTTACACCAAGACCCTGACTTAGATTTTAGTGAAGAATCATATTTAACTATTCGTGAAGGAAAGAGAAGAGTAAAATACTTTTTTGCAGATCCACAAGTTATTGTTTCTCCACCTGAGAAAGAAATTACTTTACCATCACAGGATGTTTGTTTCCAATTAGATAGCACAGCACTCGATAAATTACTCAAGGCAGCAGCAGTATATCAACTACCAGATTTATCTGCAATTGGTGAAGCAGGTGTTGTTAAGTTAGTTGTAAGAGACAAAAAGAATGATACATCTAATGAGTATGCAGTTGTTGTTGGTGAAACTGATAAGAACTTTACTTTCAACTTTAAGGTAGAAAATATTAAGATTATACCTGGTGCTTATGATGTAGTTGTTTCACAAAAACTTTTGTCTAAATTTACTAACACAAACTTTAATCTAAAATACTACATAGCATTAGAACCAGATTCAACATTTGGATAATGTATGATCTTACAGAGGAAGAATGGGAATGTATAAGGGTATGTGTATCAAATGCACCCATACCCTATGACATTACTAAAAAGAAAATTCCTGCTAATATTTTAGAAAAGATAGGAAAACCTATTAAAGTAAAAGAAGAAGGTATACCTAAAGTAAAGTATGATTTAACACCTTACGGAATATACGACGATGAATAACATAGGATTAGAGGTAGTATTCTGGACAATACTATCAGTTTATCTTCTAGCAAAGTTAGGAGTATTCAAGAAGAAATGAGATTACAATTCTGGTATTCTAAAGGTGTCAAACAATGGCACTGGACATTACATACCCGACACTACGCACCAAAAGGAAAAGATTATTATCATACCTCTGGGTCAGGTAACGATGTCAGAGAAGTCATGGATAAAGTCGCAACGGAAGTTGAACAATTAGTTGAAGAAAGAAACAATGAAACTAACACAGAAAATAATTGATCAAATACAAGAAGCTATGCTTCATACAAATCTCAAAGGTGAAATAAACTGGAAAGACAGTGATGAGATAGAAGTTAATTTAGCAGGAACTTTTGCAAAAGATAAATTTATTGTAATTAAAAATAAAACGAAAGACCCAGTAGTATCTGCTGAACCACATCCTAATTTTGATTATGAAAAGAAGGAGTTTATAAAATGAATTTTGAATACCTTGAAGAAACAATCATAGACCAGATTGAAATTCTTACGGAAGAGTTAGGGGGAAAAATGTCAAAATCAACACGTCACGATTACACTGGAAGAAGTAGTAAGATAATTACTATTGAGTATGATATAAAAGAATCATAGATGTCAGATTTTATTCAACGTCACATAGGTCCTACGACACAAGAACAGACTCAAATGTTAAATGATTTGGGTCTTTCTACTATAGAAGAGTTAGTAAGAGAGGTGGTGCCTACCTCTATTTTACTTCGTGGTGATGATGACCTACCAAAACCTTGTAGTGAGCAACAGGCATTGGAAGAATTAAAAGAGATTGCAAATCACAATGTTGTTAGAAGAACTTTAATTGGTCAAGGATATTATGGCACGATTACTCCTCCAGTTATACTCAGAAATGTATTTGAGAATCCTGCATGGTATACATCTTACACACCATATCAGGCAGAGATATCTCAGGGTAGATTAGAGGCATTATTTAATTATCAAACATTAGTCACAGAACTTACTGGACTCCCAGTTGCAAATGCATCATTGTTAGATGAAGGAACTGCAGCAGCAGAGGCAATGATACTTGCATATAATAGTTCTAAAAATAAAAATACATTTATAGTTGATAAAGATATATTCCCACAAACATTAGCAGTATTACAGACAAGAGCA